ACATTTATTCTTAAAAAGTTAGACCTGACTTGTGAGTACAGATATCTTTTTATAGCCACTTTGGTATATTTATTACCTTTTATTGAGTCATATGAGGCTTGAATTTTTGTTGATTGGTCAAACTTTTTATTACTAGCGTATGTTTGCAATGTCTGTAAAAATGCAAATCTAGCACCGTAAGGTAGATAATGAAAATTTAAACCAATAAAACCACCCTTGGCAGTTTCTAAAGGCAATACTAGAGGGAAAGTGTCATAATATGGTAATCTATTTTTAGTTTTAGGGTCATAAAAGAACATACTCATACGACCACCACTTGGTCTGCCTAATAATTTACCACTAGACATTAAATCAGCAGGTGATGACCTGTCTGTAATTAAAGATACAGCATTACGGTACCAACTGGCACCTTTGAGCTTGTTACCTTGTAAGTCTTTTAGTGGTTCAAATATATCTACTGCCATACCACTATTTATAAGAAAACCCGAAGCGATTTCTCGCTTCGGGTCAATGCGTTAGGTAAGAGAGAGAAAGGATTAATCTTCGTCTGCTAATTTACTAAAGTAATCGAGGGTATCATCCTCATCACTAGCAGGCTTAGATTCGTTTACCATTGGCATTTCTACGCTACTTGTAGATTGTTGTGGTGGGAGGTCTACTTCATCTACTGTAGTCGTAGTTTGCTTTCCTGTAATTACCCTATTCAGTTTCTCTTTGAGTTCATCATAGGTCTTAAAATTACTAAGGTCAACAAACGGTTTTAGAGGGTACTGTTTCTCCCATATCGCTTTGATGTCGCCATCTGACTCTTTCAATTGCGATACGCCCTCAAATTCGGACTTGTCATAGTTCCAATAACCATCAACTTTTCTGATTTTTAGTTTAAAGTTTGCACCTTTCCAAAAGTCAAATGGGTTGATAGGCTTTTCATCTTCAAAAGCTGGTTGCATTGCTTCGGTAATCTTATCAAAGATTTTTTTACCAAACTTAAACAATTTAACTTGGCCTTCATTCTCTGGATGTTTAGGGTCTGATACAACAAAGATATTTGCATAGTAAGATAATTTTCTTTTTCTCTTTCTAGCAATTTCTTTATCACTATCAACACCAGTATTCCACAATCTAGTGTTCTCTTCACTCACCGGGTCTTTATGATTTAAAGTTGTTAGTGAGTTCTCAATATACCAACCACCTTTGTCTTGAAAGGCATGTGACCAAACTCTCTGCCATGGCATTTCTTCGCCATTAGAAGCAGGTAAAAATCTAATAACAGCATAGCCATTACCAGTTTTATCTAGTTCAGGTTTCCACAACCTGTCATCTTGGTATTTGTTTTTGTTAGATTGGTCCTCTGGTGAAAGTTTAGTTTCCAGAGCTTTTGTGATTGCGTCAAAGTTACTTGACGATTGTTTTAATGATTCGAAATCCATATTTATTCTCCTATATTAAATGTATTCGTTGTCTTTGTGTAGGCTGTATAATTCGCCTTCATATAGTATTTATACAAGTTGTTCATACTCGTTTAAATATTTCATCACATTTTCTGGTGTTGATAACTCATAAGGGTCATCATCATCTGAAAAGTTGTTGAAACCTGGTTCTTCAAACATGGCTTCTACTTTGCCATCATTGATAATTACTGCATAACGCCAAGACCTCATACCAAAACCTTGTGCTGGTTTAGCAACTAACATTCCCATATTACTAGTAAATGTTCCACAGCCGTCTGGTATCATCTTAACATTTTTAATTTCTAAATCTCTACCCCATGCGTTCATTACAAAGGCGTCATTTACAGATATGCAATACACATCATCTATACCATTGTCTTTAAACTTTTGATAATTTCTTTCATAACTTGGTAACTCTTCACCTGAACATGTTGGTGTAAATGCACCAGGTAAACTAAACATTACAATTCTCTTATCTTTAAATAGTTCATCTGTTGTTTTATCAACCCATGACCCACCGATAAAAGTACAACCACCTTTCTCGTCTGTATCACCGGTTCTAAATTTAAAAGTGTGTGGTTTTACTTTCCAATCTTGTATATCCCATTTATTCATATTAAAATCTCTTGTTGTACATTAATAAACAATATGCGTCTGTCGTGGGTCTTGTTGGAACGCACCCACAATTTTCCAGGAAGAGTCCAATGTCTATGAAAGATTGGTCCTTACTCGAAACTAAACGAGGTGTCTTCAGCCATTCGGCCATAACCCTCCTCGCCCATGCCTTTAGCCCTCTTAAGCTATGTTCAGCCAGACAGATTATTATACTTGCAAATAAAATAATTTTACGCATATTGTGTTACATTATACACTATTCCACCCTTTTGTCAAGCGTAGGATAGCCAATATAAAATAAATTCTTTCCTTCGTATTTTTGCCATTCCTTGATAGGTTCAGCAATCTTACCTTGGTCAGGATTTACCTTATAAAACTTTACATCAGGATTCCAGTCCATCAATGTGTACCATTGGTCAATCCAATTCACATGAGGTGTTGGTGCCTGCTCTTTTGGTACATAATTCCTTGTACCTGCAAATATATTGTTTACTGTACTGGTTTCTGATACTAAATCTTGACCAATCATATAAATTTCATTTGCTTTATACTTCTTTATGGCAATATAACCTGACATTGGACCACACGCCCAACCAAGGTCTTTTTTATCACCTAAGTCATCTATACTAAATGACCTATCGTTATCATAAATCCAACTTATGTAACTATAACTTTTATTAATTTTTTCTTTATTTCTAGTTTTATCTTTTCTAATAATATTTACAATTCCAGATAAATTAGAGCCGTGCATAACAAACTCAGTAGCATTACCTCTGTCATTTTCATATAAACCGTCCCATTGTTTCTTAACATCATTTACTTCGTTAAGGTTTAGACCAGCATATAACATCATTTCATAATGTAACGCTGGCACTTTTGTCCAATTTCTACCATAGAAATCAATCTCACTTGCAATACCTGATTGATAGGCTTCGTGCATAATACCATTATCAACACATACTAACACATCAGGTTTAAACTCTCTGTAGATAGCATTACAACCCATTATAGTACCTTTGCCTCTTAACTTATTGAGGTCAAAACCTAATCTACTTGTGCCGTTACCAATACAAAATGCTTTGTTCATTCTATCTCTTTTATGTTGTTTTGACATTTTCATGCCAATGTTCAATAGTTCTTCTTCTTTCGGCCATTCTTCGTCAAAGTATCTAGCCATAATAGTGATTTAATATTCCACTTGCAAACATAAAAATTGCCACACCATTTAAAAATATCAATGCTCTATCATGCCACAACATTCCTACTACTAACCAGCCTGAAACACCAGCTAGATGAAACATAAGATTTTGTGGAAACATATCAGCACTTGTCATTGCCATTGCAATTAAAATAAAGACACTAGATACCCATTTAATATACCAAGACCTATCATATTTCGGTGTTACTTTTTTAAATACTCTACTGCTGTTTAACTGTTTAATCTTTTCATCTAATTTTTCTCTAATAGGTTCTATTGTCATATTCCACTTCTAATTTATATATCGCATTGCTACTAACCAACCAAATACATTTACAATTGTAAAATATCCGACTAACATTGTTGGCCATGCTAGTCTTCTTCGCCAATGTGCATACACAGCTGTCAAACTACCTATAAAATAACCTGGATAGATATATCTCATATCAGGATTATCGGCTGTGATGGCCATGGTCATACTTGCAACAAGTATAAAAATAAAACTTGCCATCTCAAAATAAAATGCTATCTTATCCGACCGATAAGACGACATCCAAAATTCTTTTATTGTGTTCATACAAATATCTCCTTCATAATCAATTTACATTCTGTGTCATTATATATCACAAAAGGTTTTAATTTGGCAAGTCTCATTGCTATTTTAGGCCAAACAACTTTCTCTGTAATAGTTTTATCCCAAGCCTTAAAATACGATAATACTGTATCAAGTATGATGGCGGACTGGCTATCAATTTTCCCTTGAATAAGTAAACGCAAAACTCGTGGATGTTGTCCATTATGTGGTACAAAACCATCATTAAAAGAAATACCATCGCTGATAAACCTATCATTAAGTAAGCTACAATCGCTTCGAAAATGATAATTAACCGATTCTTTGTACTTTCTAAACCGTAAAAATGTTTGATTGTATTCATCTTCTAATAATTGTTTTGACCATACTCTTTCATTCTTTGCAAAATTACTTACGAAGAAATCGACAATCTCATCCTCTTTATACTTTTTACTAAGCTTATGAAAAAAATACCTATCGTTCCTAGATGTAAATGTATCCAGTTTCGCATTGATTTTACCCTCATACTTGATAAAATCATAGTTAGCCGAAGTAAAATGTAACTTGATGGCCAAGTAAGTTTTATATACTGAAAATCCGTCATACATTACGGTTCTTTCTAAAGTACCTACGCCATAGTGCTGACCTAGTCATTGACACTACGGTAAATATTAATGCAATACCCATACTATCAAATATACTAGGGTGTAAATCAAATAAAGGAAATATTAATAACTGTATAAGAACAGCTAATATAAAACCACTACCTACATCTATTACACTTTCAAATATATCTCTAGTCATTATTTAATTTGTATTCAAAGTTTTGTGTTGTACCATTTATATTCACTTGTTTGGCACCATTCTTAATATGAAAATTTGTAGCCATTGTAGTAAGTGGTGATAATGTTA